GGATGCAATACATGGCTTTCGCAGCCAATATACTGAGCCTCAGTCGGTACAACAGCATCCCATTTGGCGCAGTGCCACGTTGAATCAGACAATGGCGTAATGTGGGCGCAGGTGCGGCAATTGACCTCTTTGGTGGTCTTGCTGCCGTGACAAAAGTCATGCCCCGCGCACATCTTGCATTCAAACCATGTTGAATCAGTGCTAATCGGTGGTGGCAAACGGTCAGTCAGCGCCAGCCGCTGGCCTTTTTCAATAGCCTTTAAAGCATGGTCTCGGTCATACTCCAAACGCTCGGTGTATATACGGTCATCATCTTTGCAGATGGCTACATAAAGCGCCCGTTTTAAATCGGTGCCGTGCATGTACACTTGGCACTGGGTGAAATGCTGGGGCTTACTCTTGCCCACTCCATTCTTCTCAAGGTCGTTGAACGATTTAAGACCATGCGTTTTGAACTCTAAAACATGTTCAGTTTTTGGCGCACCAGGCACGCCCTTGCCAATGCCATCCAAGCTGCCGCTAACATGGCTTCCAAAGTCCACCCGTCGCTGCGTGCCGTTTACCGTCATGCCAATGGCTCGCAGGTCGCTAATGATGGTGGCTTCTTCATTCTGGCCACGCCTAAACAAACGCAGAATGCGGCCCTTGAATTGCTCTTGCACCGCCCAGCGAAATGACAGCCACAACCAGCGTTCACAATGGTGGCCCAATGTAGAGCAGCCCATGTGGGCGCGGGGCTTCTCTAAACGCGCCTCATGTGCTTTGTCAATCAGTGAAGTTATGGTAACCTCTGGCTCGGGAATCTTCATGGTTTCTCTCCTGTCAAGTTATTGACCCCGGCTTTAACACCGGGGTCTTTTTTTGCTTACTTCTTAATCCAAGGTGGCGCGGCTTTGGCAGGTGCGGTACTTGGTGTTACGGCTTTGAAGGGTGCAACAGCGGCGGGTTGTACGCCGCCTAAAGCCCGAAAGCCTTTGATCTCGTTGCCAGCATAGTCGCCAGTACGCACAGACAATTTGATGGCCAAGTTGCCACCAATTAGTTGATCGGTGTCTTGCACTTTAGCCAAGCCAATGGCTCGCATGATCTCGCCAAGTTGCTGGCGTCCGATCTCCTCTGCTTTCGTACTGGCGTTCTTGATGTTCAAGTTGCCAAACACCACGCGCCCTTGATGGCTTGGGCCTGTGATGGTGTACTTGCAAGCAATAAACTTGCCGTCACCCGCCTTTGTTTGTTTGATTTCAGCGCCCGTAATGGCGGCGTTGTACCAGCCTTCTGGCAATGGTTCAAAGTTGTTTGTACCTACGGGCAACGTGTCCACGCTAAATTCTTCATCTAAAAAAGCCATGATTTAATCCTTAGTAATGTTAAAAGTTGGGCGTCCAGGGGTGGACGTAATGGCACCAAGCAAAGGCCCGGTCACGACACTTGAGGCCGCATTCCAAACCTTTACATTGATTTCTGGTTTCCAGCGAAATAGGCTGGCAAGATGCTCAGAGACGCCAGCTTCAGCAGCCAGAACCTGAAGTTTGTCAGCGTCAATCTTTTTACTGATGCGGCCCTCCATGCGAATGACGTAGCCGTCAGCCTCATGCTTGATTGTGCCGTCAAGGTCTTTGGGAACGCCAAACTGTTTGACCATTTGATCTTCAAGTTCGCGGCGCTCGGCCACCGCAGCAGCCTCCAATTTTTTGGCGTCAAGCCAGCGTTGGTATAAGGTCATTCTGACTCCTGAACTTGTTTGATGTGTCTTGTAATGGCTGCAACTGCGTAGCCAATGTCACGGATATATTTCTCAAACTGTTCAAGTTTCGCATCATCCATTTGATGGATGCACATAACTTCAACGTGTTCCATATTCCCTTTAATTTGGCCTGTCCACAAAGCAATAAGTCCGACATGCGCTTTCATGCTGCACCCCCAATCTTGGCAATGATTTCGCCAAGGTCAGGCGCTTCCCATGCACCCAGCTTGCCGCTGCGGTCTTTGGCAAGCCACAGGCCATCAGAATCGCACATCAAGGCGCGTTGAGTGTTGCCCTCGGCATCTTTCTCTACTCGCAGTGCCAGCACTTCATCAAAAAAGTAAGGCAATGCTTGGCCAGTTTTGTTACCAGGCATACTAGGCGAATACAGTACCCGGCCCATCTCATCTTGCGTCTTTTCTAGCTTGGCGGTCATCAAGACATGACGGCCAGGAATGTCGCGGAATGCGCGAATGATGTCGGCCATCTGTTCCTGCATAGCGCCGTAGGCAGCGCGTGGGTCTTTGTTGACCTTTTTCTCATGGTTTAAGCAGACCTCGGCAATCTCGCTGATGGAATCCAAAGCCACCGATTTGTAATCAGACTCTAGCACCCAACTGTAAGCCTCGCGTAAGTCATCCATCGAGGCGATCTCAATGTAAGGCAGATCAGCGTCTTGGATAGACAACAAACCTCCCTCGGCAGACAATACAACGGGGCTTGGCAATGTCTTAATCAGACTTGTCTTACCCGCACCAGCCTGTCCGTAGACAAGCAACTTAACACCATTGGCACTCAGGCCGCCGGTACGTTTCAACGATATAGCCATGTGGCTCTCCTTCTCCGTTTGCGCTTCCGTCTGGACTCAGTTCGAAGCGTGCTTGCAGTATATCATAAGTTCATGGTACAGTGTCAACAACTTTTTAACAAAGACTGAAAAATAAATGTCAGACCCATTCAGAATCACCGAGCCAACCTGCATCAGTTTTAGCGGCGGCAGGACTAGCGCGTACATGCTATATAGAGTGCTTGAGGCTCACCAGATGAGCCTGCCGCCAGAAGCAATAGTGTGTTTTGCCAACACTGGTAAGGAAGAAGAAGCCACTTTGAGGTTTGTGCAGGACTGCTCAGAGCGTTGGGATGTAGAAATCCATTGGCTTGAATTTCAAGACGCGGACCCAGCTTTTAAACGCATTACTTTTGAGACAGCCAGCCGTAATGGTGAACCGTTTGAAGCATTGATTCGTAAACGCAACTATTTGCCTAATCCTGTAACACGGTTTTGTACCGCCGAACTCAAGATTCGCACCATTCACAAGTACCTAAAGTCACTGGGCTGGGATCACAACGAGACAATGGACTGGGTTGGCATGAGGGCAGATGAACAACGCCGCGCTGCAAAAATTGCTGACAAATCACGCATCCCATTGGTGACTGCTGGAATTACCAAAGAAGATGTAGGCGCTTTTTGGAAAGCGCAGCCCTTTGATCTTGGCTTGCCAAACATGAATGGCGTCACTATGCACGGCAACTGTGATCTTTGCTTTTTAAAAGGGGGGGCACAAGTTTTAAGTTTAATTTCAGAAAAACCAGAGCGTGCTGTTTGGTGGGCAAAAATGGAGGCTTTGGCTTTGGCTTTGGCTTCCAAGCCAAGCGGCGCGGTTTTTCGCTCAGACCGTCCTAGCTATGCATCAATGTTGCAATACAGCAAAGACCAAACCAATCTTTTTGACCCTAACGAAGAAGCAATTGCCTGCTTTTGTGGAGATTAATTTTAATGTCAGACCTCTCAAGCATCCTTGGTGGCCCTTGGTCGCCGCCAGTGCAACAAGCCCCCGCTGCACCCGACATTCAACTCAAAGACGCCATGCTTGGCGCAGGGTTAAAGCCTCCAGAAATCATACATTTAGATGGCAAAGTACACCGTTTCAATAGCGGCACCAAAGGCGAAAAAGGTCACGACAAGCCTGGTTGGTATATTATTTTTAACGATGGCGTACCAGCGGGTCGTTTTGGTTGCTGGCGTTCGGGCGTTGAGTTGACTTGGAAGGCAGACATAGGGCGCAGCCTCACGGTGGCAGAGGAAATGGCGCAGTCGCGCAGACTGTCAGAAGCCAAAGCCCAACGTGATGCAGAGCAGGCCAAAACCCGTGAAGTTGCAGCTCAAACTGTAGAGATCATTTGGTCGGAAGGCGGCGCGGCCAGCCCAGAACATCCCTATCTAGCCAAAAAAGGGATTGAGCCGCACGGCGCAAGGGTGACGGGCGATGGGCGGTTGATGGTTCCTCTTTACAACGGCAGCGGTGAGTTGTCAAGCATTCAATA